TGAGGTTATCAACATTCAAATCTAAAAACAAATAAAAAAATGGTACACACAGAAGAGTTACTTATCTCAAAGTTTCACAAAATTAAAACCAGATTAGATTTAATGCAGTTGGAAGAAGAAATTGAAGACAACGCATTCTCATTATCATTAGAAGATTATAGAATAATCAAACAAGCATTGATAGGTAAGAGGAAAATGATGGATGAAAACTTCTTTAATTTAATTAAAAATAATTAAAATAAAATTAGGATATATGAAAAAGATTTCGTATATTTGAGAATAAGTTAAACGATAAACAAATAATAAAATGGCTATTTACAACACTATTTCCCCACTTATCTTACCTACATTCATAGCGATTGTAGTAATTCGTTACGCATACTTAAAACTTAAATAATAAAAAAATGGTTAGATTAACAACAGAATTATTAGAAAATGCATTTGATGCAACAGAACAAAAAGTTGTAGGAACATCTCATTCAGGTAGAATGATGAGTTTTTTAGAACAAATGGGTATCCAAATTACTACTAGCAGACGTAAAAAACTAATGAGTTTTTATAGAAATGCTAACAGAGGTATTGATTTATCAAAATATTAAAGATTAGAATTACTCATATAATGTATAAACCCTACTTCACTTTGAGGTAGGGTTTTTTGTGTCATAACTACCAATGTGGATTGTGGTTGTTATATATGTATATACTGAAAACAACAACGAAAAACAAAGATGGCATTTGAGAAAGGCATAAGTGGAAATCCAAACGGAAGAAAGAAAGGTTCACTAAATAGAAGTACCGAACAGGTTAAACTAACTATTGCAAGAGCTGCCAATAGAGCATTGGATACATTGAGTACAGATATAGAGAAGTTAAAGGAAACTAATCCAGAGAAGGCATTAGAACTATCCCTTAAACTATTAGAGTACGTTGCACCTAAACTTAAATCCATTGAGATGAGAGCAGAGATAGAGGCAAGAGTACAACAAATATCAATCAACATCAATAGAACTGGCAGTAAGGATGAACTTAACTATTGATACAACTATTACGTTTGAGAACCTAATAGATTCTATACACAGAGTATCACAACACATTGGTGGAACTCGTAGTGGTAAGACCTATGCTATACTCCAATATCTTATTGTAAAGGGGATAGAATCAACGCAAAGTATAACGGTAGTACGAAGAACCATTCCAACCTTAAAACGTACTGTAATCAAAGATTTCATAGAGATACTCAAAGGTTTGGGTATATGGCAGGAAGTAGATTATAATATATCAGATAGAATATGGAGTTACTCTAACGGAACTACAATACAATTTATATCAACAGATGATGCAGATAAGTTAAGAGGTATCAAATCAGATATACTCTTTATAGATGAAGCATCAGAGATAGATGAAGAATCTTATTTCCAACTATCCATTCGTACAACAGGTAAGATAATCCTTGCATTCAATCCAACTGTATCACCTTACCATTGGTTAAGAACTATGGAAGATTGTGATAGATACCTAACTACCTACAAAGACAATCCATACATTCCAGCCGATATGATAAAGGCTATTGAGGAATTAGAGATAAAGAACCCAAAGTATTGGAAGATATATGGTAAGGGTGAGTATGCACCAAATGAGAAAGCAGTGTTTAGCTTTGAAGTTGGTGAGAAGCCAGAGGGTGCTGATTTCATTTGTTATGGATTAGACTTTGGTTTCTCCATAGACCCAACTGCATTGGTTGGAGTATGGAAAGCAGGAGATACTCTATTTCTTCAAGAGTTGATGTATGAGAGAGGATTAGTAACAAGTGATATAGTTGGTAGGCTGAAGAGATTATCGTTGAACAGAGAGGAAATATGGTGCGATTCGGCCGAAGGTAGATTGATTGAAGAAATATACCGAAGTGGATTGAATGCAAAGCCGGTGAAGAAAGGACCGGATAGTATTACATTTGGAATATCAGTAATGAAGAACTTTAACATAGTAGTAGATAGTAAATCACAGAACCTAATCAATGAGATGTATTCCTACCAATACGCAACAGATAAGCATGGTTATACTACTGATAGACCTGAAGGAGGATTAGACCACCTTATTGATGCAGCTAGATACGGATGTATGATGAGGTTATCATTAAAGAATGCCAACAGAGGTAAATACAACATAAGCATAATATGATAGATAAAGTAAAACCAAGTTGGAGTTCAGATGAGATAAGCCAACTGATTAACTATGTGAACGAAGTTAGAGAAGATAATAATAACTTACGAGCACACCTTATGCTTACCGAAGCTAAACTAAAGAACGAAGAAGCAAAAGTAAAACAACTAACGAACCAACTAAAAGTAATAATATATGAAAACCGAATTAAAGATTAAAGTTCCAAATGATTGGGCATCTATAACTCTTAAAGATTATTTAGAATTACAAAACGATATACAAACGTATAAGGATGATGAGAGTGCTTACATAGCAATCTTATTCTATCGTCTATGTGGTGTTACACCAGAGGTAATGTTTAATATGGATATTGAAACGTTCAATAAGATTAAAGAACATTTACTTAAACTCACTAGCTCATTAGAGCATGAACTACAACCTATAATAAAGATTGGTGATAAGGAGTATGGATTTGAACCTAACTTATCAGAGATGGAGTATGGTGCATATTTAGATATAACAAAGTTTGGTGATTTAACCATCAACAAAGATTGGGCAAAGGTAATGTCTATACTATACAGACCCATAGAAAGAAAGAGTGGTAGTGTATATAGTATCCAAAAGTATAATGCAGATGGTGATGATACCCTATTCTTAAACGTAACTATGGATGTACATTTTGGAGTACAGAGTTTTTTTTTTCGTATCTCCACTCACTTACTGAAAGATACAATGAACTATTTGAAGGAAGTGGAGAAACAGGTAGTAGTTCAGGATATAGAGCAGGATTTGCTAAAAAGTGGAATGCCTATTCAACAGTAATGGCTCTATGTAAAGAAGATATACTACAAATAGATGCAGTAGTACAACAACCATTAGAGAAGTGTTTGTTATATCTATCTTATCTAAACGATAAAGCGATATTGGAGAATGCAGAGATTGCAGCTGCATCTAAACGAACATAGTATAAATCACTAACTAATTGTTATATCTATATGTTGTATGCAAGAAAAATCAATAGAAGAATAAATAGTGGTATCTATCTAGGACCTACGCAAGGTTTATCTTCACCCAAAAACAATCGTAGAGCTTGTCTTTGTACTAAAACAGATACATACTCACGTGAGTGTTGTAATGGGGATTTGATTGCGCAAGGTATTGGTAATATTCAGGGTACAACTACCGCACCACCAAGTACTACTACAACCACAATACAACCCACTAGTACCACAACTACAACGGCTGGACCAACTACTACAAGTACTTCTACTACATCTACTTCAACATCTACTTCAACGAGTACATCAACAAGTACAAGTAGTACATCTACATCAACTTCTACTTCTACAAGTACTAGTACAACAACAGCTGCTCCAACCAGCACCACAACATCTACTTCTACTTCTACAAGTACAAGTACACTTGCACCAACTACCACAACTTCTACTTCTACCAGTACAAGTACAACCACTGCTGCTCCAACTAGCACTACAACTTCTACTTCTACTTCAACATCAACGAGTACAACATCTACTTCTACTTCAACAAGTACGAGTACATCTACTACATCAACTAGTACTAGTACTTCAACAAGTACAACTACTGCTGCACCAACTTCTACATCTACTTCAACAAGTACAACTACTGCTGCACCAACTTCTACATCTACTTCAACAAGTACAACTACTGTTGCGCCATTACCAATTGTTGAAAGTGGATTGATTATATGGAATAATTACGAAGATTACAATAGTGGAAGTGGGACTGTTGCAGACAGGAGTGGTAATAATAATACTGCAATAGTAAGTGGTAGTACATTAGTAGCATCTGCTTCATTAGGATTAGAGTTTAATGGAACTAATAATTTCTTTACTTATCCAGAGCCTGTAAACGCAACACCAACTGGTTCGTTTACTTTACAATACTATGGTACAATAAACTTTGATTCTGAAAATAGAGATTACTTCTGTAAAAACTCATTTGAAGATGGATGGGATACAGTAGCTACACCATATCCTGAAATTGTATATAGACCAGTAGCTGGTTCTGATATATCATTAGATGGTCCAATAGATGGAGCAGTTGTTAAACTAATTACAACAACATATAATATAGATGGTACATGCGAACTATATATAGATGATACACTTATAGTAAGTAAAAGTTCATTGATTGAACCATTCAATAGTGGAAGTGCTATACCATTTACATTTGGATATAATCCACAAAGTGATGGAAATTACTTCAAAGGAACATTTAAGGATATAATTTTATATAATAGAATATTGACAGAAGCTGAAGTTATATATAATTACACAGCTTTATCACCATCAATAGGTACAACAACCACCACAACTGCTGGTCCTGGATTAGTTACAAATGGTTTAACTATATGGAATAAGTTTAATGGGGTTACTGGTAGTGTTTGGTATGATAATTCAGGCAATGGAAACCACGCTTTAATATCTGGTTCTTCATTAGCATTATCTGGTTCATTAGGATGGAACTTTGTACCATCTGCTAGTAATGAAAACTATTTAACATATCCTGCTTCATTAGTAGCCACACCATCTAGTTCATTTACATTACAATTCTTTGGTTCACCAAATGCAGATGGTAATGGACAAACTTTATTTGGTAAAACAGAAGTATCTTCTTCTACTTTTTCTAATGGTTGGTACAATGCTTGGAATGGTTTAAGTAATAGTTCTAGAAGATTTTACTACTATAATAATTTTAATGAAGAAGTTGTAACACCAACTGCAGTACCACCTGCTACTCAATCACTATATACATTTACCATTACTCAAGGTACTGGAACTAATGGTGGATTTTACTTAAACGATGAAGGAACAGTAACTAATTTTACATCAGGTCAATTTGTTGGATTTAATACTGCTTCAGCTGAACCATTCACATTTGGACTTGATAAGAGTACTGGAACAACACCTGCATATGGATTTTACAATGGAACAATAAGTAATATATTAGTATATAACAGAATACTATCTACTGCTGAAATAGCACAAAACTATAATTATTTATTTGTATCAGGTAGCATTTAACAAAAAAAACAACAACCAACTATAACGCATTAACAGCCCTATGACCCTATTAGAAACCTACAATGAATTAAACCCTCATACAGATAAGGGAGCAATACATGATTACATCAATGGATACTACAATGAAGCATTTGCTGATAATACAAAACCAATTAACTTATTAGAGATTGGTGTATATAAAGGTGGAAGCCTACAACTATGGTCTCAACACTTTGGACCAGATAGTAATATATACGGATTTGATGTTGAAGACCATATAGTAGATGAGTTTATTGCTCAACCTAATATTAATTTTCAATTCAAAGATGCTTACGCAGATGAAACGATTGCAGAGTTTAAGGATGAATACTTTGATATTATTATAGATGATGGTCCACACACACTACAATCACAAATAGATTGTATAACTAAATGGTGGCCTAAATTAGCAGTAGGTGGTAAAATGATTATAGAAGATATACAATCAGATAATGATTTATTAGTTCTCCGTGCTATGAACCCACCATCTGGCTCAACAACTGTATATGATTTACGTCCTAATAAGGGTAGATACGATGATATAATAATCCAAATAATTAAAGAAAAATAACTACAACCAACAAATACATTGTTAAATAATTAAAACTATATTGAAATATGAATGCAAAAGAAGTATTAAATAAGATTATGACCTTATTGTCTTATGATAATAAGGATATGAACCTTACAGACGCAAGAGATGCACAAGGTAACATCTTACAATCACCAACATTTGATTTGGGAGAAGATGTAAGTGTAGTGGGAGAAGATGGTAATCTAACTCCAGCACCAGATGGTGAGCATGAAATTGAATTGAGAGATTCAGAAGGAAACAAAGTTGTTATCCGCATTGAAACTGAAGGTGGTAAAATCACAGAAAGAGAAAATGTAGAAGAAGCACAACCAGCAGATTTAGAAGATACAGGTGTAAACGAAGAGATGCCAGTAGCATTTGCAGAGGATATGGTTCCAGCAAAGGCATTACCTAACACAACTGATGAGAATCCTGCTAACGAAGTTCCATCACCAGAATCAGATTCACCTGTAATTAGTGAATTGAAAGCAAAGATTAAAGCATTAGAATTAGAATTAGAATCTTATAAGATGGCTGAAGAAATGCCTGAAGAAGATTTACCTAAATTAGATGGTGCTCCAATCGAAGAGGACATGAAGAAGTTCTCTAAAGTAAAAGCATATGGAAGTAAGAATAAAATTGCAGACCCGCAAAACACATTCTTATCTAAATTATATAAATAAACAACAACAACATTTAATTAAAAATGAGAAAACAACAAAACTTTGTACAGCCAACTATTACCTCAACATACGCAGGTGAGTTCGCAGGTCAATATATCGCAGCAGCGTTATTATCGGCTAAAACATTGGATAACAAGTATGTAACTATTCACCCTAACGTGAAGTACAGAGAGATTATCCAAAAGATTGATGTAACTAACATCATCACTAACGCATCTTGTGATTTCGTAACATCTGGTTCAGTAGCATTAAGCGAAAGAATCCTTGAGCCGAAAGAACTTCAAGTTAACCTTGAATTATGTAAGCAACAATTCGTAGATAGCTGGGAAGCACTACAATTGGGTTATAGTGCATTCGATACTATCCCAGCTTCATTCAACGATTACCTTATCTCTTATGTAGGTGGACAAGTAGCACAAGCAACTGAAATCTCTATTTGGCAAGGTAACACTGCAACTAACGGACAATTTGGTGGATTTGGTCCAGCATTATCTGCTTCAGTAGCAGCAGGAACTGGTGTATTGCCAGTAAGAACAAGCGGTGGCTCATCAGCAATCATCTCTGGTTCAATCACTTCAGCTAACGTATTATCAATCTTAAACTCAACAGTTGATACTATTCCTGATACTGTATATGGTAAAGAAGATTTATTGTTATACGTTCCAACAAACGTAGCAAAGGCTTACCAACAAGCATTAGGTGGTGGAGCACAAGGTGCAAACGGATACAACAATCAATTGAACGTTGGTGAGAAACCAATGAACTTCAATGGTGTTGAAATCGTATTGTGTCCTGGTATGGCTTCTTCAACTATCGTAGCAGCACAGAAATCTAACTTACACTTTGGAACAGGTTTATTATCTGATTACAACCAGGTTAAAGTATTAGACATGGCTGACTTGGATGGCTCGCAGAACTTCCGTATCATAATGAGATATACAGCTGCTACAACTGCAGGTATCTTATCTGATATTGTTTACTACGGCGCATACGCTTAAAACACAATGGGGTAGGTAAATCTATCCTTTGATTCGGGTGGGGGACAGCGTTCCTCCACTCCTATCATAAATCAAAAAAACAATAACGATTAAAATACAATAACATTATGGCTTGTAATCTAACACAAGGTAGACAAGAAGTTTGTAAGGAAAGTATTGGTGGTTTGCAAGGTGTATATTTTATTAACTATACAACAGGCTCATTCACTAAAAATGGTGCTGGTGAAGTTACCGCACTTCCTTCAGGTTCAACAGTCTATTATTACCAATTGAAAGGAACATCAGCCTATACTGAAACTGTAAACTCATCTCGCGAAAACGGAACAACATTCTTTAACCAAGAAGCAACTCTTAACTTAAAGAAACTGACGAACGAAATGACAACACAATTAAAGTTGATGGCTTACGGCCGCCCTCAAGTAGTAGTTTGGACAAACGCAGGAGATGCATTATTAGTAGGCGAAAAGCTTGGTGCTGATGTAACTGCTGGTACAATTCAGACTGGTGGAGCTTTGGGTGACTTATACGGATACTCTGTAACCTTAACAGGTATGGAACAACTTCCGGCAGCTTTCTTATCTGGAAGCACAACATCTAATCCATTCGCTGGATTATCAACACAACCGACAATAGTATATAACTAAAAAATAGTTGGGTAGAGTAGGGAAAATTGGGGGAGCGAAAGTTTCCCCTTTTTTATTTGATTATATCAGTTTTTTTTCGTAACTTTGAGTTCAGTTAAGTTTTACTGCTAATATTATATATTACTGATAATGATTAGTTAATTTGTTATAAAGTATAGATAAATAACAGATAATGCTTTCTTATTTCGGT